GACCTAGACCTCTTCCTTGATCTGGCTGACCGCCAAGTGCAGTCCGACTGGTCTCAATTTGATAAGTCAATTCTTCGATATGCAAAGGATTCTGCCGTAACAGATGCAAGTGGAATCCTTCTTATGGATGCTGACTTTGTAGAAATGGAACGGGTCGAAGATGCAGGTGAGTTGAAATACCCACGCATACAACTAGAGCAGAGATACAGTCGCACTGGTTATTACTATGCAGGATGGGGAAACAGTAATACCCAACGGCAATTACAAGTAATGAAAAACGGTACCGCACTTGCGAGCACCACAATGTATTTCTTTGCCATGAAGCTTTCTCTTATGGGTTCTGGGGCCAGTGCGGAACCAGTTATCCCAGAAGAGTTTAGAGATTTAATAGCGGTTAAAGCCGCAGAACTTTGGTACCTCGACCAATCCCCTCCCATATTTGCGACAGCAGATAAGTATAGTGGCCGATACAACGGTGAGCTAGAACGTGCTCGTCGTGCATACCGTACCATTGATGATGAACCTGTATTTATGAACTCTCGTGACCCGGATGCGGGTGGCGGAGGCACTACCATTATTCACCGAACATGACCCGTGTTGTTGTACCCCCATCGTTATCTACCGTCACTGTTGCCAATTTCTATGGCACAGCCAGTGATCGGAGCGGTGTCAAACTTGATAAGCGGGAATTTACGTTGCTTCAAAATATCGTCAATAAGAACTTGAAGACCCTTGCGGTTCGCCCTGGAGGTATCAAATCATTTTCCCAGACACATACCACTGGAACAGATGTGCGCGCTCTTCATACATTCGTTGATGATGCGGGCACTGAGTTATATGTAAAGATGTCCGGAGGAAAAGTTTATAAATCTTCTGGTAGTACATGGAGCGAAATCACTGCAAGCGCACCCGGCGGAGGTTTTACAGAGGCCGATACATGGATGGTTACGTTGAATACAAAAGATACAGGCTCTAGCAACAGTACATCTGGTACCACTACCTCAGCCGAAGCTACATCTATTGAAGACGATGGTATCGGTTGGACTCCCGGTGCGTACACAAAGCAGGTTCTTACTATAAACAGTGAGATTAAAAACATCGGAGGTAATGATGCTGACATCATCTACCTTAATGAAGCGTTTGATACACTCCCCACCGCAGATGCATTTACTGTGAACCCTCGTGCACAGGAATTCTTTATCGCTACTGGTACAGAGTTCTACAAGTGTGATGGGACCACGTTCACGCAGCTTGATACCAGCAACTTCGCAAAAGCATTTGATGGAATAGAAGTCCACCACAACCGTATCTTCGCATGGAAGGGCACCAGTCTCTTCTATTCAGACAATGGTGTAGGCGAGCACTTCAGCCGTAACGCTGTGTACGATTTTGCCACACCAATCCAACGTGTTTATTCCTTCGGGTCTGTGCTCGTTATATTTGAACGAAGGCGTGTCACTGTGATGTTCGGAGATAACCCGGACCGTCACCAATTTGTAGAGGTTCTTAATGAAGTAGGAACCACTGCCCCAAAAAGTGTCACATCATACGGTGACTACATATTCTTCGTCTCTGAAGAGTACGGCTTCTGTGTTCTTTCTCTCGCAGCCTTGGCTAATCGAGGTAAGGTAAACGAGCCACTATCTATCTCTGAAGATTTCATCAATGATAATATTCTCGCACAAAGTTCTGCGAATCTACGGACCACTTGTGCTGGTACACACAAAGGTGAGGTCCATTGGTGTTGTGATAATGACTGGTACCGACTTAACGTGAAGGCTTCTCTTGATACTCCGCGAGACCCATTTGGGAACGTGCGATGGATTTGGAGCCTTGATGATAGGCCGGACGCTATGGACGCACTTGTGTTAGGCCACTACGGAACGAAGTTCGTAGCTGGTGCACAAGATAGTGGACAGGTATATGAGATTGAAGAAAGTAGCACGTATGATGATGATGGTACTGCTATTTCATACGTTATTGAAAAGCAAAACTGGCAGAAGGGAGAGTACGGGAAGAGGCCAAACCACTACCATAGCTTGCACATCCGACAAGAAAACAACGCCGCAAGTTCATTGGTCCAGAGTTACTTCTTTGCTCCTGGTGGCAACTCATACGGTACTGCCGTTGAGACTGTTGATCTTAATAGTGCCCTATCTGCTGACCATGAGATACAGGTCACTGGTAATCCATCAGACGACCCACCAAAAAATTCTGGTGAGTTCCTTAGCTATAAAATTACTGGCTCATCCTCCATCGCCGTACCGGAGTTCGAGCTTATTAATCTCGGTTACTTCGGCGGAATTGTAAAATAATGCTTATACGACCCCCACTAACTTCGGCTGGCTCCGGCTCAGAACTTATCCAACCAGATAGGCCCAATAGCCCTAGCCAATTTACACGCTGGCTCAACCCACATACGGGTGAGTGGGAGCAATGGGATGGTACACAGTGGATAACACTTGCGCGTCTCAATGCGATTATTTCAGAGTTCGGTAACGCGGCGGATGGCGACACTGTTATAACTGACAATACGACGCTGACCAAAAATATGTTCTATGACAGTTTGGTTATTGAAGCTGGTGTCACTGTAGACCCAGATGGATTCTCTATCGCTGTGCGTACTAAATTCAGTCATTACGGTACTATAAGTAGGGCTGGCTCCAGAGGGGGTAATGGAAGTGGTCTCACTGCTGGAGCGGCTGGGACAGCATTATCTCAAAACTATCTCAATGGGTCAGTGGCATCTGGAGCAGGTGGGGCGGGAGCAGGTGGAAACGATGCCTTTAGTACTGCTGGTAGTGGTGGTGGTGGTGGTGGTTCAGCAATAAATTCCGTAGGTGTAGCGGGAGATGCTGGAGGTGCTGGAGGTGCTGGAGGAGCATCTGGAGGTGAGGGTGCTGGTGCACCTGGAGGCGCTGCTGGTGCTGGAGGCTCTGTAACAGCACCTATAGCATCAGTTGGTAGCTTTGATAATTTGAATCATGTAGCACGCTGGAGGACAAACCCCGCAGCACTTGTGCCTCAGCCATTCTTTGGCTCAGCAGGAGCCGGTGGTGGTGGTGGTGGTTCATCTGGACAGGGATTCGGAGGTGGAGGTGGTGGAGATGGGGGAGATGGAGGAGGTGGAGGTGGAGGGGGTTCCCCAGGAGGAAACATCTTGATTGTCGCAGCTATTGTTTCTGGTAACGGAGCCGTTAATGCTGTTGGTGGAAACGGTGGTAATGGAGCGGCAGGAGGACCAGGAGAAGGAAGCGCTCATAGTGGAGGTGGTGGAGCTGGAGGCGCAGGTGGCGCGGGTGGTGTTGCAGCTTTAATTGCTTCACGAAAAGATGTATTTGAATGGACTACCGATGTTTCTGGCGGCACTGCTGGTAGTGGTGGCGCAGGAGGTGACGGTGATAACAATGATGGTCTTGCTGGTCAAGACGGTACAAACGGAGACGCCGGAGCTTTCCATGAATTCTTTATTGTCGACTAATATGAATAACTCTTCTTACATTACAGGCGAACAAAGGCTCCTAAATTACGTTAGGCGCACATCAGTTGGTAGCAGACCTTCACGACGCACTCTTCGCAGTCGTGCGACTGAAAGCACTCGTAATTCATCTACTCGTACAAAGAAAAAGCAAACCACTCCTGTATACAAGCACAAGAAAGATAAGGTAGAAATCGCTGGTAGACGGAGTGATGAGGATGGTAGTCGTACTCCAGATACAGTACGTCGCGCGGCTCTTGACTCTTCTAATAAGAGATTATCAACCAGGAACATAAGTAAGGCATCTACATTTAAACCTGTACAGGGACCAGTGAAAGCTAAGTGGGTTTACATCTCTGGTCCAGGTGGCCGAATAATGAGACATACTTACCCCGTCATTCCTGCTGCGAAAGAAATAAATGGCAGAAGCCTGAGGGATGAGGCAACACGCAGAGTGCGAGAGAGCAATCCAGAACTCTTTATGAGTGGGGCGCAAATAAGAGAGAAGGCTAGGAAACAGGCACAACAGCAATTCGGTACAACCAGTGGCTCTAAGGTAGCGCGTGAAGCTGCATACCAAGAGAGGTTGATGACACGATCAATGACTAACGCACGATCAAGTAAAATTGATTCTGTATTTAAGACTGTAGAAAAAGAGGCGAAAGAAGTCACACAAAGGCAGGAGCACCAGAGAGTCCGAAATCAGCGAGCGTCTCAAAAGACTGCATTACAAGCTGCTGTTGATGAAAGAAGGCAGCGTCGCGAAGACAGGATAAAGAGTTCTGGCTTTGACCCAGAGACAGAGCAGGGGCGTGCTAACATCGCAGAGAGAGAGAAGAAAAGCCAGGCCCTTATTGAGTCTGGTGATGATGAGCAGAAGCAAGCATTCCGTGATTACATTAATTTCTTGCAGCAGATTCAAAACATGTCACAAGAGGAACGCGACCAGGCCCTTGGTGAAATAGATGACCAAGCGGCTGCTGAGGTAGACCCATACTATGATAGTGAGGGTAGGTTCCTTGATAGGGCTGAGGATGTTCAGCAGCGTAGGAGCGATCTTACACGAGAGCAACAAAGACGTTTAACAGACCTTCGGCTACGCCGAGGTGAGCAGGATATAAACCTAGAGACGGGTAGGGCATACGAAGATATAGGAACTGAATTCACATCACGAGGTCTTGATGAGCGTGGTGTGGGTGCATCCAACCGTCGTGGCTTTAGGTTAAGCCAAGCTCGCAACCGTGGCCTGGGTAGGCTGGAGGAAGACGCTTCATTGAGTAATGAATTTACACGTAGATTTGGAGAACTTAATGACCAGGGTATCGACCTCACGTTTGATAGGGCACGTAATAAATTGGACTATGATCGTCTTGGGGATTTAGAAGATGAGAAATCAGACATCTTTGGAGACCTGGAACGATTCAACTATCTCAACCAGGGTGACCAAGCATCTATTCCAGACTTTACGGAAGACCAAACAGATGAGAGTGAGGGGAAAAAGCCGCGTGATTCTCAAGGAGCTAGAGGTGGTACTGCTGAAGAAAATCTTACCAACCTTCAAAATAACGTGGCTCAACGAAGAGCAGATCGTTTGGCAAAAATCCCAATAGAGGAACGCTTGCCAACATATCGGTCCACCCCAACAGCTCCGCCAACTAGCTCACGTTCATCATCTGTGCGAAGAAGTACGACCCCCAATATCCGTAAAAGTACGACCACTTACAACATTAAAGCGGCTCCACCGAAAGCGCAAATTCAAGTAAGGCGCGTATCGACCCCCACCGTTCGTAATACTAAGCATACGACACCGACGAGGCAATCAGTTAGTAGGCTACAATCAGCAGTAGCAAAGAGACGTGCCGCACGTATAGCTGCCAATTCCCGCAAAAGATAATTATGCCTAATTCAACCCAACCCTCCACCGGCAACACATTCGGCTTCTCGATGGAGAGCGCCGCATCAGACTTCCTGGATGCAAAAGAAATTGCGACTCAAGCGGGTAGCAAAAACTTCTTAGCTGCTGCGCGATCTAAAGCTTTTAATGTACGGCGCGGTGGTCCGACTAAAGACACTACTCCAAAAGCTGGAATTATTGGCTCATCTACATTAAGAGGATTAGATGCTCCAGTGCCTATCGTTTCTACGAAGCCTGGAGAGCAGCAAGATTTGAGTGGTATTAATGACCCAGTAGCAAATGCACGCCTTGATATTCTTAAGGGATTCCAAGATCAATATGCTCGCGCGGGTGAGCTAGAGGCTGCGGACACAAACATCATCCGTAATAAGATTATTGCGGACATGGACCCGTACACTGATATTGATACACGTATTAAGGAGGTGACACGCCAGGGCCTTGTCTCTAAAACATTACTAAACCAAAAACTACGAAGCTTACCACCTTCACAGCGCAGGGCTGTGGTAGCGAGGCGCCTACAGATGTTTGGCGATACTGTGGATAATTTGTTAGAGATACGTAGCAAACGTAAACTAAAGATTGAGGGTCGGGTATCCGAAGAGATTGGAGACATCCGTGCTAAGGAGACCGCGTTCACAAACCGTGTGAGTATGCTTACTAATTTGGGTAATATGCTTGATGGCATCGGTGCTGACAGAGAGACGAAAGCGATGATGAACCTTACAGTAGAGAAAGCTAAAGAAGAGCTTGCTCGCTTACGCAGGAAAGCTGATGCGAAGGGTATTGCCTCATCAACAAAAGAGCAGCTTGATGCCGCAGTAGATATAGCTCGATCAAGTAAGATTCCAGTAGAGACTATTCTTGGGTCATTGCCAGATAAGGACAAGGCAGAGTTCTGGCTCCGTATGCAGACACGACCAAATATTACCAACCGTAACGCGCTTGAAGACCCCAATTTGCGACAGAGCAGAGGGGACATAGACCCAATCTATGGAGACCCTTACGCTGGTCTACAGTCCGCCAAGCAATTCTACCCACCATACGACGATGGCGGAGGAATCCCACAGCAAGTACCACCAACGAAATTTAATTCCGACGACGACGAATAAACCTTATGGCCAACCTTTTCAGCAAGAGCCGGCAAGCACCACAAGGCGGAGGACAGCTTTTCTCTCCAGCTCCAAACCACTTTAATCAAAATCTCTTCGGCGCAGAAACCGACGCGGATGTGATGACTCGTATCACTGCTGAAGTGGAAGAGGAAATGGAGAAAGAGCGTAAGAAAAAAGAGGCTGAGATGAAGAAAAGGCAACAGCAAAGCACTCCTGCTAAGCCAAAACTGACTGTCGGTAAAGTGGTAAAGGGTGTTGGTAAAGAGTTTGTAAGTAAAGCTGATGACGCAATACTTTTTGGTAAAGGTAAGGAGCTGCTATTCAAACATAAGATGCACGACATCGCAGATGAGCGAACGCTTGCACGACTAAAAGAGAATGTCCCGGCTGACCAGTGGTCTGCTGTAGAAAAGAATCTGAAAACTTCTCAGCGCACTCGCGCCATCATGGATACATTTGGTCTTGCGGGTGACAACTTTGTATCGAAGACAAAGAATAAATTACTGTTTGGAAGGATGGGTTCCAGGGTTCTGGAGGATTTAAACAATCTTAATGACATGGCTTTGGAGAAATTTGATATGACCAAAGAACAGGTGATAGAAAACATGCTCAGCCAAGGCGAGGTACCACGAAGAGAGCGGGGTGCAATGACTCAATTAAGTAAAGGGGTTGGTGAGGGGATGTCTCTTGGAATCTTGGGACAAGATAGAGAAGACCCATTTATACAGGCACAGTATCAGCAAGACCCACTGTCTACTGGAGAGAAGGTGGCGAGCGTAGGAGGTCAACTAGCGGGTGGGCTTGTGACATACGGTGGAATTGCGAAATGGGTTGGGAAGGGTTTGCAGACTCATGCTGGCATCAAGTCATTTGCCACAGCTCACCCGTATTTATATGGAGCAACGGTTCAGAACCTTGCAGAAGAGGGTGTTGAATCGTCGGTCCGATTAGGTACAGGCCAAGAGTATGGAGTCAAAGAGTTTATCTGGGGCATGAGCCTTGGTGGAATTTTTGAGACAGGAGCGTTTGGATTGAAGAGTCTTAAAGCGTTGAAAGAGGTACGCCCGGAGATTGCACAAAGCCAGATGGAGAGCATGGCTAAGACCCTCACAGAAACCATGGGACGGCCACCAACCAACGGAGAACTATTCGACGCCATGAAACATTTAGAGATTGATGGAACGGAAGTAACATACAACACACTCTTCAAAGAGGCTCGTATGGCTCACTTGAAAGGAGGTCCAACTCCGAAGGGTGGTAGCAGTGATATTCCAGGAAAGAAAACTTCAAAGCTATTCAAGAGAACTTTGGAACAGCCAGCAGACGCTAAGAAGCCTATGCAAAAAGTTCTGTTTGATAAGAAAGACGACGCCCTATTCAACAGTATATCTAATAAAGAGACTGCGAAGACTGTGCGGGGCCAGTTGGCGAAAGACTATGATTCAGTCCGTACAAGGCTGTTGGATAGCACTCGTACTGTGGATGAGGTGGATGTAGCGGCGGCTGATGTAGTGGTACAAAAGCTCAATAAGTTGGGTGATGATGCAAGCTTGCAGGAGGCAGCCAACATTACGTTGAATGTCAGCAACTCTCTTACTAAGCAGGGTCGTGCGATTCAAGCCGCATCTATGTGGGATAAGTTGTCTCCTGCGGGAGTACTGATGGAGGCACAGCGTACTGTACGTAATACCAACGACGCTCTGAAAAAGCGTGGTATCAAGACTCGTATCAATCTTACAAAGGCACAAGAGAAGATGTTCCTAGACAGAGCAAAGAAAGCTCAGAACCTTACAGGTAGGCCACGCGAAGTTGCTATGGCTATCATCCGTAGGGACTTGGCTGAGATGGTACCAACAGAGGTGTGGGATATGGTTGGTTCAACACACGCTTTGATGATGCTTGGTAACTTCAAGACTCTTGGTCGTAACATTATTGGTAACGGCATCCTCGGTAAGATGGAGAACATGAGTGACAGACTTGGGTTCTTAACTGAAAGAGGTGTGGTCAATCCAGTACAGAGACTACTTGGTAAAGATGTGGTGAAGACAAAGCGTCCTCCTATACAGATGCGTAAGAGGTGGAAAGCTTTCTGGGAAGGATTCGTTGAAGGTTCAGAAGAGGCATACCACGGTATCGACCTCACTCCTACTGCGAAGGGGAAGTCTAAGTTTTTGGGTATGCAGAAAGGACGTACATTTAAGCCCGGTGTATTCGGTAGTAACAAGATAAATAACTCTATTGCTAGTGGTTTCGTAAGAGCTATTGAGAAGACTGCAAGGGGTGGAGAGATAGCTGTTGGTGTTGGATTGAAAGGGTTCGATAGAGCTGCATTCAAGGCGTCCTTTAAGAACTCGATGGATAACCAAGCGATAATCGCTGGTAAGAAATTCGATGGTGTCCCTACGCAAGAGATGATCGAGACGGCCTACGCTGAGTCTCTGTTCAAAACTCTTCAGGATGATACAGCGATCTCTAATGCTTTTGTGGCTCTCAAGAAAAACGTATTAAACCTTGGTTTGAAATTTGGTCCGGGTGACTTCATTCTCAAGTTCCCTAAAGTACCAGGTAATCTGTTGGATAGGGCTATTCGTTACTCTCCAGCAGGATATGGTAACACCTTGTGGCAGATGTCCAAGCCTCTATTTAAAAGGACTATAGACCAAAAGGAGGTGATAGAATCTTTCTCTCGTGCGACTGTTGGTTCTGGATTAATGTTCATTGGTATGAAGCTTAGGGAAGCTGGTGTCATCACTGGTCAGCTCGATGAGAATAGGAATGTACGAGCCGCGCAGCAGAGCGCTGGGTACAAAGACTACCAAATAAACCTTAACGCGCTTAAGAGGTACGTGATGAGCGGCTTCAATAAAGAGATGTCTAATGAGCACGTAGACGGAGATGAGATGATGACGTATGACTGGCTACAGCCAACAGGTGTTTCACTAGCTATGGGTGCTGATATGTATGACGGTGGCGGAGAAGTCACAGCCGTATATGAAAATCTCTTAAGGGGTACCGCCCAAGGGCTTGGCTCGCTGGAAGGAAACTCTCTGCTACGCGGACTATCACAAGCTTTCCGTCGTGATGCTGATGGTATGTTGGAATCTGTTGCGGTCACACTCTCTGAGAACGCTGCGTCCTCCTTTGTACCTACGATGATGAGCCAGGTAAACCAATTAGGAAATCATCTACGCAGAGAGACGTATGACCCGTCACCATTGCGGACTGGACTTAATAGAATGAAGGCAAAGATTCCGTACATGTCTAGTGGGCTACCCAAAAAGTCATCTACTCTTGGCAAAGAGATAAAGACTTTCAGCTCCGCAGACAAAAACCTCGGACTCTTCCTCGTTGATGTATTCATTAATCCAGCTATGGTATCCGAGTACAAAAAGAACCCAGGCATGGAAGAGCTTATGAGCCTCTATGAAGTGACTGGCGACGCAGCGCACATGCCTCGTGTCGTACAACGGTCTATTAAGATTTCTGGTGGTCCGGACGGTCCCGTAAACCGGAAGCTTAAAGGTCGAGAAATATCTGAATATCAGCACATGGTTGGCGCAGATACAAAAGCAATGTATGAGATGGTATTTGATACTCCACAGTTCCAGGCGCTTACCCCGGAAAAGAAAGCAAAGGAGATGGGCCAGGTCCTCACCAACATCAACACCGCAGCGAAGATCAAACTCTTCGGGCATAAGCCATCATCTGTAAATGAGTTGACAGAATTGCTAGTACGTTACGGTGTACAACATGGACGCACTAACCAAAAGGTGTTATTTGATATGAGAAAAGAGGCACTACCAGACAGACAAAGCTTCAACCGTTCCACTCGTCTCTTCAGAGATTTGGATAACGCCAATTACACTCCCTTATTTTCTCCTGCGAATTAGCTTGCGCATCGTAAAACAGTAATCCCCTGTATAATTCCCCAATAGACTATGGCTTCCAACCCCAACGATATAAATAGCTTGGCGCGATTCGTTCTCAAAGATGTTTGGGATACGAGTAACAACGCATTACAAGTAAACGTAGTAGCTGGTTCTACCGGCGCGACTGAATACAATGAAGACGCCGCTACACCTTCTACAATAGTTGGTCCGACGCTTATGATGGAGCGTGATGACGCTCTTACGTCTGTTACTCCTGCTGAGGGAGATTGGATTGGCGCAAGGGGTACAGCAGAAGGGGCATTATGGACACAAGACTTTAATAGTGATGCAATCTTATCCGACACAACGGCTATTTTGGCTGATACAGCCAATATGGACACGAATATTACAGCCATACTTGCCGATACAGCAGCAATGGATACCAACCTTGGCACTATCGCGGGCGCAGTATCCGGTAGTGAGATGCAGGTAGACATTGTTTCTGGAGGAGGTGGAGGAACGGAGTACACAGAGGATGTAGCTACAGCTAACCCTATAGTTGGTACGGCTACACTGATGGAAAGGGATGATGCACTTACAACAGTGACACCAGCAGAAGCAGACTGGATTGGAATGAGAGGTACAGCTGAAGGTGCGCTCTGGACTCAGGACTTTAACTCAGATGCAATCCTTGCAGACACTACAGCCATAAAGACGGCTGTGGAGACTTTAGACAATGCAATCTCTGGTAGTGAGATGCAAGTAGACCTTGTCTCTGCAAACGTAACCAACGCAGGTACATTTGCTGTGCAAGTAGATGGTTCAGCTCTTACGGCCCTGCAACTGATAGACAACATTGTTTCTGTAGATGATGCAGCGTTCTCACTGGGTTCAGGTTCAGGAGTGATGATGATGGGATTTGCAGGTACACAATCTGTCAATGCTAATGATTCAGCAGCCTTAGCTTGTGATACAGATGGTGCTTTGCATATCTCCGATGGTGGTAACTCAATAACAATAGATGGTACTGTTACTGCTGACCTTGGTGCTACTGATAATGCAGTATTAGATGCGATTGCTGCTTCTCTCGCTTTGTTAGATAACTCAATATCGTCTGGAAATGAATTACAAGTTGATGTGGTTGGTTCTTTACCCGCTGGTAGCGCAGCGATTGGTAAGCTGGCAGCTAACTCAGGTGTAGACATTGGAGATGTCGATGTGACGAGTATCACAAACGACTCTATCAATGGACCAGAATCATCCACAGGACCATCGGTAGACTCATATACACAAGTAGCCATAAACCTAACGACTGGTGCAAACCAAGTTCTGGCTTCTTCTGCCGCAAACAAGCAGATATGGGTATATGGATACACATTCACTTGTGGTGATGCAGATGGACAAACGGTTAGCTTTCAAGACGAAGACGATACAGCTCTATCTGGAATCATGGAGTTCGCACAGTATGGAGGTGCAGCAGTATCCCCTTCAGGGAACTTCGCAATGCCTATATGGAAACTAGCAACAGACAAAGACCTTGAAGTTGATATCACAGGAGGTGATGTCGATGGATGGATTTCAGTCGCAGTTGTAGACGTATCTTAATCCCCATATTTATGCTCCCAGTAGAACCTAAAACATCGGCAGCACTCGATTCGCTTGTTACTACTATTGATACTAAGCAATCTGAAGAGTTGGCCGCAAGTAAATCATATTGGCAAGGGGCAAAGACCAGAGATGATAGTACTGCAAAAGTATCTGACCATGATTCATGGGAAACAAAAGGTATAGCTCTGGGAGATATCACAGAAGATGTATCTGTTCACACTTACGATGGACCAAACGGATTAGGCTATATTATAATCATGGAGAAGCCAGTTACAGGTGGCCGATTCATCAAAAGGGTAGTCCACGGTGCTGAGCAGAGTAGAGCGCAGGACTGGACATTTACCCCCGATGATGATGGCATTACCTGATAACGGGGACTTTGCACAATCTGGCTCTATTATCTCTCGATGGAAACTCGATGAGTCTTCTGGTACAAGAGAGGATAGTGTAGGCTCTAACGATCTAACAGATAACAATACTGTGACAGGAGCTACAGGTAAATTTGGAGATGGTGCCTCTGCTTTTGCTAGGGCATCTACTGAATATCTTAGCATTTCAGACAACGCATCTCTTAGCCCTGTGGGGGATATATCCTACTTTGCGTGGATAAAGCCTACAACCACACCATCAGATGCAGCCTATGTTATAGCTAGTAAATATGAAACCAGCGACAGATCATGGTATTTCGACTATAGCGAGGATGGAGGTGGTGAGAGACTCCACTTCTATGTAGAAGACTCCAACGGAGACTCAACCTCTCCTGAAGTAGCAGTAACTCTAGCAAATGACACATGGCATTACGTTGGCTTCGTTTACGATGTTTCTGCTTTTGAGGTGAAATTTTACGTCAACGGCGCTCAGGTAGGAGCTACTGGCTCTACAGCAGGGGTAAACGACTTAGAAGACAGCGCAATACCATTCTTTATTGGAGCTATTGACTTAGGTTCAGGTGCTACAACTACGTGGGATGGGGATATGCAAGACCATATCTTCTGGAATGTAGAGCTTACAGCAGCAGAAGTAGCTGCGAACTACAACCTATACGGTACAGGTTTACCAGCTACAGCAGCCCTTCCTCAGTCAGGTTCTCTTATTGGTCGATGGAAGCTAGATGAGCCGTCAGGTACAAGAGTAGACTCTGTAGGAAGCAATGATCTATCGGACAACAACACAGTCACAGCAGGAGGAGAACAATTCAACAATATTGCAGCGAACTTTGAAGTAGGAAACGATGAATACCTAAGCGCTTCAGATAGTGCAGCATTATCTCCGACAGGAGATACTTCCTATTTCGCTTGGATAAAATTAGAATCTCAGCCACCGGCAGGTAATCACAGGTTTATTGCCAGTAAATATGATGGTGGTGATCGTTCATGGTTCTTTAGTGTACGAGAAGAAAGTGGCAACTTCTTAAATCTATACATTGAAGATTCAAATGAAGATGGAGGTCAATTTAATGTGTCTTACACATTTGCTAATGATGTTTGGTACCATGTCGGATGGGTATATGACCAATCGGAAGCTGATGCGACATTCTATGTGAATGGAAAAATGGCAGGTTCGCCAGTATCATTAACGAATGTAGATGATCTTGAAGATAGTTCGTGTGATTTTCGTATTGGTGAGATAGATAGTGTCGGAGCCGCAGGATTTGATGGGCTCATGCAAGACCATTGTTGGTGGAATGTTGAACTTACAGCAGCAGAGGTGGAAGACCTATACAACGCATACTTCAACCTTCCAGACGAAGGAGATTTGCCTCAGCCTGGCTCAGTCGTAGCCCGTCACACACTCACAGAGGGCGGTGGAACGAGGAATGACCAAGTGGGAACAAACCATCTTACTGATAATAATACTGTAACCTCTACGACAGGGATTTCAGAAACTAACTCTAGTGCAGAAAGAGCAGCAGACTTTAATGATAGCAACAGCGAATACCTCACTGTCGCAGATAACGCCAATATTTCCATAACAGGAGATATGTCTTGGTTCGCTTGGGTAAGACCTGATACAGCACTCCAAGGATCAGACGATCAATACTTTCTCGCTTCAAAATACGATCACACTCAGCGTAGTTGGTACATTGCATACGCATTGGAGGATACCAATGAACAGGTGGATGTCTATATTGCTGATAATTTGACTGGAGATGCGAACAGCAAGAGAGAAATATGGGATGTCACCCTGGCAATAGGACAGTGGTATCACATGGGATTTGTTTATGATGCTTCGGATGGAGAAGTTGGCTTCTATATAGACGGCGCTCAGGTTGACACTATACGAACAGGATTCGCCACAGATATTGTTGATGGAACTGCTGCTTACCGAATAGGCGCATTCTCTGGTGGAGGAGGTACAACAGGATTCTGGCCAGGGCAAGTGCAGGATGCAATCATGTGGAATGCAGAGCTAACAGGTGCAGAAGTAACAACTCTCTACGAGCTTTACACAGTAGAACCCTCTACAGGAACTCCGAGCGGACTTACTCTCATGGGAGTTGGTAATTGATAAAGACACTAAACAGGTGTATAGTGCCTGTATGCGAATCACACACTTTCTCTGGGCGCATACTGCGGCAACCTTTGTCCAGTGTTGCCTTATGGTATCTGCCCTTCCACACCTATAATGATACTCTGTCCAGTCCAACTCAGAGTACGTATCACCCAGCATTTTGGGGAGAATCCGGATGTCTACGAACAATTTGACCTTAAAGGTCATAACGGTGTAGACATCGCTGGCGGGGTACCAGGAGTCAGAGTTCCTGTTCTATCGCCTTACGATGGAGTGGTGCGCTTAGGAGACCAGGGAGACAGGGGATACGGCAAGAATATCCACCTCTTCACAGACCCGGACGGCGATGGCAGAATACGAGAAGTTGTACTGGCTCATTTTTCGTACATCCACAAGAGATTGAAAGACGGAGATAGAGTGTATTTGGGAGACGAGCTGGGGATGATGGGAAATACAGGATTTAGCTCTGGAGTGCACCTACACCTTGGTTTACGGTACCGCGACCCGAAGAGAAACAACGAAATCATAAATTCAAATAACGGTTACAGGGGATTTGTAGATTTTGAAAAGTACCTTCTCTACACCGTTGACGAAAAGCTAGAAGATAGGCTAGTAACCTATCCGTATGATATAATGTAGTCAATTTATTAACCCCATTATTATGAAAGGTTCTGCTCCCCTATCTCTCAGCTCTAACGATCTTACAAAGGTCGGTAAAGGCGCCCTCATCGCAGGTGCCGGTGCTGTACTCGCCTATCTTTTGGATTACGCCACGTCTTTGGATTTGGTTGACCCAGAAAACTGGTGGGCACCAGTGATAATTGCTGGTCTTGGTGTTGTTGCAAACTTGCTCCGCAAGTTGGCCACTGATACTAGATAGTACCCCTTTTGATTTCTGATTACAGATAAAGCCCGTAGCATCGTGCTTATTCTTCTGTGGATGATTGTTCTGCTCCTAACCCTGGTGACAGACTCGCGCCCGTATTTTGAACAGTACGACGACAGTGCTCTGCTATCAACAACGCGTCTGCAATAGTTAGGGTGACAGTTAGATGTGGAAACAACTGTTGAGCCTTCGCCTTCAGATTGTTTTTGTGCATCGTCTTTGTGTGACTCTTTTTCTTAGGTGGTATACCCATAGCCTGTTGCCAAACCCTTGGTAACACCTCATTGAATGGGAGCTTGTGGCATATCATAGCCATCCTCAAACTGTGGTAGTTACCAGAAAAAGTCCAGATAGCTTTCTTTGCATCCATCGGCATCGCGTTTACCTTCTCTATAAGAATCACAACATCATCCTCTATCGTTAATGCTTCAAACAAGTCAGACATATCACGCTCCGTCGCTGGCATCTTGTGTGTGTCGACATGCTTCCCACGGATAATTGCTATTGCTCCGTTCTTACCTGGGTCGATACCCACGAAGGTTGTTTTGTCATACATGTACACAAGTATACCGTATACGCTTGTTTAGCGCAATTTAGCACACGGGTTGTATCCTTTAGGTGCCATGAGTCGACACAAAACTTCACTTGTACGGCGGCTCTGTTCCACACCACGCTGATGTATAGCACGGGCAGATGGACGTCGTAACGCAGTCCGTCGTATAGCACTGAAATCTACGCTCCGTGTATGTTGCACACGCTTCGGCGCTCTAAGTACGGGCTTTGTATAGTTACGTCTGAATGTAGATGTCTTCTGGGATACGCCTTGCTGCTCATAGAGCGGCTTAATGACGTTCGTACCTCTATTGAGTCGGGATATTGGACGGCAATACGTTACACCTCTAAAGGTGTGCTGCCTGTATACAGGGCATTCAGTAGAAGCATCCAAAAGGATAGGGCGCGCTGCGCTCACCATATCTGCTGTCCAGAACCAGATAGCGATACCAACAAGGCCGATGATGTAGAGGATAGTGGAGAATTTCATGCCTCCATTATACTACGCTTGTGGCTTTTGAGGAACCCTGGTGATTACACCTTCTGTAGTCAAAAACATACCAGCGATAGATGTAGCGTTTTTCAGCGCACACTTCTCAACCTTCACGGCATTGATTACTTTAGCCTCAAACAAATCCACAACGTCTTTAGTTTTTGCACTAAATCCGTGCTTTGGGTCTTCGGCTTCGCCAACTTTTAAGGAAATATGCTCACCGTTTACTCCACAGTTTTCAGCTATCTGCTGACACACTGCTGGCAACGCGTCCATAACAATCTTCACTCCGACCAGCTCATCCTTACCAAGACCCGCAAAGATTGGGTCATCTACTGAAATAGACGCATTGATGAGTGAGGTACCAGCACCAGGGACTATCCCCTCTTGGGCTGCGCTCTTTACAGCCCCTAGTGCATCCTCGACACGATCAAGCTTTTCCCTAGCTTCAGTTTCGGTAGCACCGCCGACCTTAACGATGGCAATACCGTGCTTGAGTCGAGCAATACGCTCTTCAAGCTTGTCGTGTTCAAATCCAGGTTCACCGCGCTCCATTCTTTCTCTGATAGATTTGATGTGTGCGTCCACATCATCATCTGATGCACCACCTTCGTAGATGGTACACGTCTCTCTGTCTGTGATTACCTTTTTACACCTCCCCAGCATCTCTATGCTCATATCCTTTAGGTGCATGTTTGCTTCCGGCATGATGACCTTACCTCCGGTTACAACGGCGAGGTCTTCCAGTGCCTCCTTCTGTCTCTCTCCCCAGAACGGTGCTCGCACCGCACATGTGAGACAGATATTCTTCATCTTGTTTGCTACTAATGTAGTCAGCGCTCCGGACACAACGTCGTGCGCGATAACCAAAATAGAAAACGGCTTACCTTCTTTAGCTGCCTCCTCTTCAATCTTCTGCATAATTGGAAGCATGTCATAAGGGTCAGTGAGGGTGTCATCCAAAAGTAGGATGTACGGGTTCTCCATTTCATTAATACCGTCCGGAGATGTCATAAAGTATGGAGACAAATATCCATTGTCATACTGCAACCCCTCTGTGAACTGTGTATTGAGACCAATGGCTTGCCCTGGCTCAATAACAATCACACCATCTTTACCTAACTTCTCCATGAGGTCAGAAATTGTTTTAGCAATTTCGTCATCACGCGATGCTACCTTAGCAATGTCGAAGTAGTCCTCTTTACCATCTGCTTTGATCGAGTCCTTTAGCATCCTCCCCACTACAGCTTCACATGCTATATCCATACCTTCTTTAATAGCGATAGCGTTGCGTCCTTTTTGAATCTCTTTAATACCAGCGTCCATCATCTTGTATGTGAGGACCGTAGCTGTAGTCGTACCGTCACCAGCTTCCATGTTCGTTTTGTTGGCAGCTTCACGTAGCAAGCACACACCCATCTCTTCCTCTTTATCCTCTAGGTCTATCTCTCGCGCTACACCAATACCATCCATTGTGAAACGGATACCGTAGTCCTCTTCAATTAAGAGACGGCGGCCAGAGAGGCCCATAGTAACACGTACTCCGTCGTATAGTTGTTTGGCACCATCCATAACTGCGCCACGGGCGGCTTCGCCAAATACTACTTTTTTTGCTGGGATTTCCATAATTTATTCTGGGGTAACGGAAGCTAAAACAGATTCTTCGCGGACAATTTTGTACGGGATACCATCAATCTCCACATCATCTCCTGCATACTTAGCGAAGAGCACTTGGTCCCCCTTCTTTAGATCGGTCACGTCCGGACCAACATCATGTACTGTACCTTCTGCTGGATAGTCCTTTTTAGCGGTATCCGGAATTACTATTTTAGAATTTTTCAAACGTGTGTCCTCCCACTGCGGGATGATAACGACTCTATCATTACGTGGTACAACTTTATTGCTCATCTGGTGTAGGGGGAATGAATATTGCTCCGCTCGGAGTCTTTCTTAGCAGCCCTTTTTTGCAGAGCTGGTTGATAGTGTAGTGAAACGAGGTGTTCTTTTTTCCGAACGCTAGAGAGATTGCACGGATAGATGGGATGAACCCATGCTCTTTGTTGTGCTTCTTAACGTATTCGAGTATTTCCTCCTGGCGTTTGGTCAGTGGGAAGCGGTTTTTGTAGGATGCCTCTCTCTGCTCCTGTGTTGCATTTGCCTCATCTGTCATAACGTGAATATGGTACAGTACACCTGTACACTATGCAAGTGTGCTGCTACTATATACTGCGTACTTACACCCCTTCCCCCCTTACATTATGCTGAAGTCAGTAGAAAATGTGGTGATCGAGCACCCCACAACCAAAAAGAAGCTCGCAAAAGACCAAGACCCAAGTGGTAAAATCACTACTCACTGGACCACCGTTAGTTGCTGCATGACAGCAGTAGAACTCCAACAAGTGAAGAATGCCAAAGAGATGACTCGTAACATGGAGCTACATGGAAAGCTTGAAGCTCAACTAGAAGCATCAGAGCTTGTACTCACAGAGAGTGAATTTGAAGAGGTCCAGGCAATGGTCCTCGCGTTCCCTAACTTCCTTCGTGGAGGTATTTTGTTTGGTAATCTCTTTAGGATTATGCAAGCACCAGAAGTCCGTGAGGATGACTACAAGGCTAAAGCTAAAAAGAAAGAAGCTGAAGCACCTAAAGAAGATGAGCCAGCAAAAGACGAAGAGGCTAAAGCGTAGTTTCATACTCGCCACTCCCCTCAACGATGAAATTATGTTCCTTCGGATTCCGAGGGCACACCATTTCATCATATATCCAATCCGATGTATCTCCATCTGAAGGAATGGAGTCTGTGCGTCTGCTCATCTCTACCTGTTCGCCTGTTAGATCGTAGCAAGATTTACAAATCATTTTTGAAAGGTAATAAAATTAACGCCTCGCTTAATACAGGATGGACATATCCCAACATAATCTTTAATGTCCCTTGTATAGGGCTTTTTTAAACAAGTTCTACTTGAGCTGCTTCGCCCACAAAAATTACATCTCTTGGGTTTTTCGGGATAATTTCTATTTATCCAAGCCAATATTGATTCATCTTTAGCCTCACCCCCCTTCCATCTTGGGGCTTTTTCTTTTTTTTGCGAATGTCTAACTTCTTGCTTATAGCAACCACAAGAAATAACTGTTCCACCAATCACTGGCGAGGGTCTTGATTGATATTTCTTTCCACAATCACAATCAAATTCCCACTTACCACCGTTTTTATGGGGTTTTAACTTCCTTGTGGCAATCAATCTTCCGAACCTTTTGCCAACGATATACTTTTCTTGGAACATATTAGTGTGAATCATACATTTCTTGCATTTTCTTGTAACAATTTTTCAAATCAGTTCCCAAGCTATCTACTTGCCTCCATAGAGATTCAATCTCTCTTTGCTGTATTTTACATTTGATACTAAGCAATCTGAAGAGTTGGCCGCTCTTTTCCTGCCTCTTACAATTCTTACAATCTTTAACGGTCATAGTTAGTGGGAGAAGGAAACAGGAAGTAAGTCCCGCTTAGGGGCGAAGTCTGCTTTAGGGTTCATTTCATAGTAGAAATTGATGCGAGTTTGGAACTTTTTAAACCATGACTCCAAGTCCTCGCTATTCATAGTGACGGCCTTCCATCCTTTGCGGGTCCTAGCACCAACAGCAAGGATAACTGCTGCATCGCACTCTTTACCTGTCATCTCTCTGTACGCGTTCCAGTACGCTGCTATTTGGAGTCGATACTTGTCGTAGACGTCTTTACCGGATTTCCAATCACAGATGACAAGGTTTCCTCCGATCTTTGCGATAGCATCAACTGTTCCCGCATAACCCCATTCCTTAGAGTAAAGTTCCGTCTCCAGCTCAATAAACTCCGGAGCGGATTCCGCATGCCACTCCATATAGTTACAGATTCTCTTCCACTCGAAATCATCAAAATTCTTTTTCTCCATCTCATCTCCCTCCTCTTTAGAATACCAATGCAAATCCAAACCTCTATTGTAATCCTCAATCGCTTTATGAACGCTGGTTCCACGCTCAGCAGCCATGTAGAGAGCAAACCTGGCCCCGTCGATACCTTTACTTTGAACTTCTTCTGCTTTGAACTGTTCGAGGAATGGGTTCTTTGGTTCTGTGGCATCGGCGATAGAGGTTACTGATGGATAGAATGCCTCAAAGTCTTCTTTGAAGCCGTCCTTTTTCTTTTCAATAATATGATACACCCTCTTGTCGATTGTGTATCGCTTCTCGATGGAAGCTTTAGGTTGGTTCTTTTTATCAGCCATAGTTAGAAAATGATAAGTAATAAGCAAAGTATTGTGAGAGCAACGACTACTGTACGTAGTCCCCTCACCTCACGCCTCAGCGAAGAGTTTCGCATAGCCACCCTTGCGGCTCGTCTCTCTAAAGACATATTGTTAGATGTGTTTTCCATATAGGGGCACTGTACAGTACCCCTGTACACTGTGCAAGTGTTTACTTACTGAGGGATAACTCGTGCAACTGTAGCGTTGCATGAAGTGTTATCCTCTCTATCCATAAAGAATAAATCACCGCGCTTAGTCCAACGCGCGTTCATTGTATCTTCAAGTGAGAAGACACCCCTACATTTTGGATTGTCCGATTGGAGTAGTACCTTGTCGTGGTACGCAAAGACCCCCATGTTCATCATATCCTGGGAGAGAGCGATGACCCTATCACCTTCTTTAGCAGCTACGCACACGTCGCGTAGTGATGCTCCGATACAAGGTGATGCGTCAGTCTGTCCAACCTCCGGGTTGTACGACGTGACATAGATTGAATACTCTGGACCAAGGTTTAAGCTCGATGCCGCAATATCAGATTCTAATGTACGTATTGTATCGCGGGCCAAGTTTGCCAGCTCTACTTGTCTGTTCATAATAGATAAAGCACCCGTCCCATAGTCCGTACAGTGAGTCCGGAACAGAGACGCTTGCTTGTGCCATTCCTCTTTTCGCTCTGCGAGTCTGCGTGTGTGATATGCAATCTCTTCATCTCTTTGAGACTGTGGCATAACACCTTCTGCCAAAGCTACAGGTGGTACGCCAGTACCTTTAATAAGAGCGAGACCAAATACCAAAAGGAATAGCAGTATGCCGATGAGGGGTAGTGTGTTTCTTTTCATGTGTGTGAGTATGTAACGAGTAAAACAAGTCTTCATAGAATTAGTAAACGTATGGAATAAGATTCAGCGTACCAGATACGCCGAGCAAATATCCAATGATACCATGTAATGAAATGATGCCGATGTATAGTATGTATTTTGTCATGTGTGTATTGTTTATTATTGTCTAACTACTGCGCATCGCGTTCTCTTTCGGCGATGCACTTTGGATGCCTACATGAATGGCAGTCCTCAATAGCGCATGTGCACTTTTGCATAAGGTGGAGGGGAAAAGAATGAATACAATCATTGTACACTATACAGGTGTACAGTGTCAATAGCTTAATCGAAGCTGTAATGGTCAACCATGCCACTTCCTTGGCATTGGGGGCACGTCCTCCGTTCATGGCGCACATTACCAGGGCTTCTCCGTTGCCTCGTCCGTGTATGCCGGACACGACCTTCAGCTTGTTTGTTGGCATTTGCCTGTGCCCGCTTGAACGCATCTACCAAATCATCAACGTCTTGGTCTCCGGACCAACCACCATCAAATCCTCTCATACCTTGCCTGTGGAAAACCTGCTCCGGCTCACCCATACCCTTACCGTCTTTCAATAACTCATACGCTGCATTTATTTTTTTATAAGTTTCCTCACTCCCGCCTCTATCCAGGTGATGCAGCTTACTCAATTTTCTGTACGCTGCTTTAATATCATCTAAGCTTGCGCCCCTATCTAAATCTAAGATGTCATACGCGTCACCCCGTTCCTTTGACATGTGGACGAGGTGTATCAATGATGACTTCTATAAACCCGTCCGGCGTGTGGATAACTTTAACAATCTCTGCAAGTACACCCCCTTTTTCCAATTCCTCGCTTTTCTCGCTCTTCATAAAATCTCCAACACGGGGGTCGGTGAAGAGTTTTGAAGCAAAAACTTCCTCTTTGAGACTTTTATCCAATGGTGTTACTGTTATCTGTAGCATTGTATGTATTGTAGTCTGTTGGATAGCACTATGCAAATGTACACCCTGTACATTACGAATCCCAATTTGAGTTTTTCAGTGGGGTTTACAATGTGACCCCCAAGGGTTTACAAAGTTATTTTTGCTGGTTTACAAAAACGCCCACGTACCAAAAGTGATTGATACATGGGCGCGGCGGCGTGGGGAAATATTTGGCGACTAGCGGGCTAAGCGGCGGCGGCGGCGGCGGCCTCCCCTGGAAATTTTTCCTTGACGTTTTGATTTTTTAGGTTCTTGCGCGCTATCTCTTCCGCCATGAGCCGACGCAAAACGTCTGTGAAGTTTGCCGCCGGGTCCAGCTTCCGGGCCTCGTTGAGTAGTGTTTGTTTGTTTTCCTCGTCTTGAGGGTACATATTAAAAAGATATTTCATACAGTAATGAGTAAAAGGATATAAAAAAAGCCCTACAAAGTAAACTCTGTAGGGCGCCGGTGCTTTTAGTTTGTGGCAATGTCCAGCTGATGTTGGCAATACTTTCTAATGATGGCCGGAATGTCGCGCTTCAATATGTCCGTATCAAAGCCGCTTATACCGTCGACGCCTTCGCGCCATAGCTCGCCAATCATCCCTTTTACGTAAAGCGACGTTGGCACCTCTTCGCAAGCGTTCACCAGGAGACGCGGGACGTAGTATTTTTCTTCTATATGGTCCCGTATGTGTTGGCCGTCCGTGTTGCCTATTATCTTGCAACAAGCCCAACAATCGCCGCCGGAAGGCGCGGGCACCTGGCCCGCCAGTAGTGCCGCCGTGAAGTCGTGCGCGTACCTGTTGCAAGCTTTACGCTCTTTTTGGCGCGCGTCGTGCTTAGTCTTGCTTAAAGTTCCCTTTAGAGTTCCTTTTGGCGTTACTTGCATACCGTCGGCGTATACGTCCCCGTTGATATACCACTCCCCGGCTTTTTGGTTCACCTGGTAGCCAGAAGGTAGGTATTCATTAATCCGGCTTTTGGTCGTACTGGTACGCCAACCGCCAGAATTAAGAGTAATGGCCCCGGAAGAGTGAAAAATGAGTATATCCGTAGCGTGTAGCTGTATCGCTATACTCTTTTCGTCGCGGCGTATTGCGCGCGTGTTGTTTTTTCTTCCTGGTGCCGGCCTGGAATCCTTAGTAGCAAGATACGCGTCAAGCGTCTTGTACGTCATGGGATTGTTTCGCGGGTCGTGTGTACTAAACCCGCTATTGCTATTTGCCATAATCCTATGGTGTGAAAGAAACAAAAGTAGTGCAAGTGCACCGGGAGACGCGGAACATGGTCCGCGCTACCCGCTACCCTCTTTAGTCGTTGTAGCCCTCTTCTACTATCCCTTGCGCGTCCAAGGTGGCAATTTTCGCTTCGTGTACTAACGAAACTGTTAACAGGTCCATGCCTTCCGCCTCTTCTATCTCTTCAAATTTTGCAATAAGGGCAAGGCAAGACGCGAGAAGTTCCGGCGCGGCGGCTATCAATAAGCCATTAGCTTTTTGTGGTACCCCATTAATAGGCAAGTGATCTATCATTTTGGCCAGTAGTAAGCTTGTTTTTTCGTGTCTGATATTTATGCCATTTTCAAGCTTCCATGGTCCTGGAGTGTGATTTTTCATAATTATGAACGGTAAAGAATAGGAACGTGGTTTTTAATAAACTTTTTAAGCTTGCTTTGCTTCCGGTTTAAGTGCTCTTGTACCGCGTCGGTCATCAAGTCCAGTAAATAGTCATCATCAACGCAAGTACTTGTATATCGTGTATCTACGTCCAGGACGTGGCTATTTCCTACGCCGTAAATATCATTAATCAATTTAACATTGAGTAAATAATGTAAATGATCTTTTACTGACGCCTCCGGCGTTTCGTCCGGGCCGGCGTCTTGCATCTCCTGGATTGACTCATAACGAAACATTCCTTCGCCGTTGATAATTTCCATAGTAGCAAGCGCAAGCGCCGTATCGCTTCCGTCGATGGTTATAACTTCGCTCCCGGCTTCAAATATAGCGTGTTTTATAGCTTCCGGGTCATCCGTTATCATGCTTATATTTTCGGCCCACGTATCCAGGACGTATTGCAAAGCAGAGTCTTGCGCGTCGTAATATGCATTTTCTTCCGCGCTATCATTGGCCCAACGTAGGGCCGTTTCAAGTTCCTGGACCAGTTCCGGGTCTTCTATGTCATCATATTGAATACCTAGTATTCCTTTTGCTGGATAGTGATATTCTACGTCGGACCAGTCCGGGCTATACCCGGAATCAAACATATCCAGCTCATACCGCGGCGTAAATCCTTCAATACGCGCGTGCTCTATGTATTCTTTTAATGGTATTGATAGTTTCATTATAGAATAGTGTGTAAAAAATAAATTATTCTTCGTCGTCGTCTTCTTCTTCGTCGTCGTCTTCTTCTTCGTCGTCGTCTTCTTCTTCGTCGTCGTCTTCTTCTTCGTCTTCTAAGCTTTCGGCTATTAAGCTTTCGGCTATTTCTTGCCAGTTGACGTTGGACATAAAGGCCCGCGCGTAGCTGATAGCGATATGATCGCTTGGAATTTCGCCGTACCCGGTGATTATCTCTTCTGCTTGCTCTTCCAGGTGTTGCGATAATTTGTAGGCGTCTCTTTCGCCTTCTATTTCGTATCCGTCAAATATTTCCAGGTTGATACGCCAGGTGGCGTAGTTGGTCCAGCCGTTGTAAGTTGTATCGCTCATTAGTAGATTGATGGAATAAAGATAAAATGAAGTTTTGCCATAATAAACCCTACCAGGTACGCGCCGCCTATTGTGAACGTGTACGCAATAGCTAGGAAGGAAAAAAAACAAATCCGTTGTTCGTGCCGTTGTTGTGGTGTGAGTCGTGCGCGCATAATTATACAATGTGGAAACGCCACTTTGTCCCGGTGGCCATTGATAAATAATCAGCTAGAACACTTCGCGCCTCTTTTATAGAGTCGTAAGTGTCCATTATTTCCGGCTCTAGGCCGTCGTATATTCCCACTATTTTGAACATGTGCGTATGTTTGGAAATGAATAAAAAGGAATATCTCTATCATATATCAGTTATATATATAACACAATAGCATATTTACAGATTGCCCCATAATGGCCTATAATAGCCGTATTATGAACGTAATTACAGATAATACACCTTCAGTACCCACCATTTCGCCTACTACGCCGGGTCTTAACGAAAAAGCCTCTCCTATTACAGTTCCGCTTCCGGAAGGAATGGAATATACCCAGGAGGAGCTTGTGTTCTGTTCTGAGTTCGTTCGTACGGGTAGCGCGCCGGAAGCGTTAACAAATACTGGATATAAGGCTAAGAATAAAAATACACTAGCGGCGGCCGCTTCCAGAATGAAGGCAAAGCCTAAAATTGTCGCGCTTGTTAAAAGAATACGTGAAGGTGTAAGGATTGATGAGACGGAATGGCATAGATCAATAGAGGATAAAATAAGACAAACTCCGGATGACGAGTTCAAACACGATCACTGGATTAAGTTGATGACCTTAATCGGTAAAGCTAAAGGCTACATCAAAGACGGTAAGAACAATGTCCAGGTGGGTACAATGAATTTGATTCAAATTAAATCCGGAACCAAAGGGGACGCAAAACAAAAGATGGACGCGGCAAAAGAGGTGATAGACATTAAAGCAACTACTTAATCAATGGCGCCGTGAATGCATCGTTAAACGTGTTTTGCGCGTCATCATCGGTTATATGTAGATAGCGTTGTGTTGTGGTAATTGATTCATGACCCATTATTTTGCGTACCGCTTCCACGTCTCCTGTACGCCGTACAGCCATTGTTGCGAACGTGTGGCGTAGTGTATGCGGCGTTATATCTTTATTAAATCCACAACGTTTAGCGTACTTCTTTACTATCTGATACAGCCGGCTATCTTTAATCGGAAATAGCTTTTTGTCGTCGTCTAGTGGGTCCCAGCGCCTATTCTTCATATACCGTTTTATAGCCGCTATTGCTTCCGGCGTAAGGAACACAAAGCGTTCTTTCCCGCCTTTCCCCTCGGTTATCTTTATGCGCTTACTATCCCACTGTATAGCGTCTCTACTGATGGATAGTACTTCACTACGCCGCAATCCTGTAGTAAGCATTAATAGAATGATGGCGTGGTCTCTTGTGTTGCATTCCGTTTCAAGTAATAAATGTTCGACTTCTTCTTCCGTGAGTATGTCCGTTGCTGGCTTCTTATTGCGTACTGACTCTATTTCCCTATGCGATATAATCTTATTACAGTCTACACCGGGGCCGTGTACAGCCGCCTTTATAGCGCATCGAAACAATGTAAGTACAAGGTTTGTGCTAGATGGTTCATATTCCCGGCGTAATAGACGATCATATATTACGCTTAGATCATCGCGTGCCAGTTCGTCTACAGGCATCGTGTGGCCTTCCGGGTATACCTCGTGGAATATACGTTGACTATTCCGGTACGCCTTAAGTGTGCGGGGCTTACAACCTCTATTCTTAGAAGCTGATATATAGTCATTGATAGCCGTGTGTACGGTGTAGCGTGTGTGGTCCATAGTGTGGGGTGTGGTAAGTAGTAGAGAGTAATACATACTATGCCGTTGCATAGCACTGAACACCTGTACCCCGTGCCCATAGGCTAAAGAGCGCGTGCGCGCGTGGTGTGTGAGGTGTTGATGATAGTATATAGTTATCAGCACACGTATGCAAGCGTATATAGCAATGTACACCTATTTGACGTCAATCCCGGTCCAGGGGGTGGGGTATGCACACTTTTTCATATTGGCGGGCATTGTGTCTAAGCATGCTTTCCTTAGCCGTACGAAGCCGAAAACGCGAATCCAGTTCCTTTGACGCGCCGAGCAGAAGCAACTCTTGTATGTGTGTGCGCGCGTGCGCGTTTCTTTTAAGTGGGTACTGATAATATTTTTTATGGTAAATAGTATGTATTATTATGACATATAAAAGTTACACTGTACCACTAATCTGACCGGGAGTGAGGGGTAAGCAGTATTTACGGGTGAATCGCGAAAGTAATTTATTTGACTTTTTCTTTTTTTTTGTTCTACCTATGACAATGGAGTTCAATTTATTTTTATTATATATAATAAAAAAAAGTCAAGTAAACGATGTAAACAATTCTTTCCCTTCCCTTTACCCCCCTTTGACAATGACAGTGTGTAAACTTTATATGTTATAATATATCCTCTATTTAGTCCTTATGGTGAAAAGCCCCATACAACGGCATATATTCACCTATACAACGGATTTACTCTATTTCAAAAGCGCCTTAAGGCCAATAGCAATGGCCACCACACCTCCAACAAGACTCAAAACCCACATGATCGCCCTTTTTCCGAATGTAATGTTGTCGAACCACCTCACCACCGGCTCCACTTTCACACTCAATCTTTCTATCGCGTCCATGACTTCTCTGTGTTCTGTGTCTCGCCCCTTCTTTTCTGCATCTAGTTTCTGGTTTATAGCACCAAAAGACTTCTCGTCGTCTTTATTGTGTTTGAGCATAGCCTTCTTAATATCAGCTATATCTCCTGCGTTCTTTTCAATAGTTGATGAGTTCATATTACCTACCATACTACAGTATTACTGTTGTATAGCATGCGTACTACGGTTCGCTTTCGTTTTTTTGGATAGCCTCTATTCTCTTTATCCACGGTGTAAAATCTGTCACATGAAAAGCTCTCGCCTCCACATAGAGACTATTCAACACATCGCCTATGGTTTCTTGTTGGGGGTCACTCATGGGTCAGTGGGTAAAATGTACGAATATTTAGGGAGCGAAGCGAGCCTGTAGACATGGAGGCAATACTCTGGCCAATACATGTTAGATAGAGTACATACCTGTTGCATAGCGCGTGGTGATTCAAGTGGCGCTGACAAGACCATCACCCAAATGACGGCAGATATGGCTATTTTTTTGGGCGGAAAATTTTCTCACGGAGGAATTCGTATCGTTTTTGAAGCCCCTCATACTCGCTAATAATGTCCTTCTCACGCTGCACAAACTCCTCAAATCGCCCTTCCCGCAGTTTCTTTGGGGTTTTATGCAGCCCATTTACGCGCAATTGTAGAGCCCCTTTCTCTTTGATAAGCTCCTCCATATCCTTCCCCAGCTTCACATATTCCTCCAATTCCTCCTCTGAGAGGTCTGGGCGGTCATTTAAAAGACGCATCATGCCGACTGTTTCTGGTTCTTTAACTGCTTCCATTGTCCTGTAGGTCAGCGAGGCGGGCTTTTTCGCACTCTAAATACCAGATAGCCTTGGATAAATCTTCTATTGTTTTCCCATTATGTCCCGCTCGCCAAATGTACTTAATAGCGTTCCCTAAGCAGAAATTGAAGTGCTTCGTGATAGTGATGCACTCAACCCCAGAAGGATGGCCCCTGTAGTGCTGTGGGTTGATTTTATCTGCGCTCATTTTACAAGAGGGTTAGTCCAGTCAAAAGTGGCCCAAGCGTCATAATTGCGACCAAGGGCATCATAGGAGAGAAGGGCGTACCCTTTTCTCCCCCATGAAGTACCCCAAGAATTGCGGATTATGAATACACGCTTGGTGTCGTCGTAACCCACAATACAGATCGCATGACCTCCTACCACTTCACCCTCACTAGAATGGAGGACGGGAAACCCGCCGACGCTCTTTGCGTTACGCAAATTGAGCCAGCCAGACAGCCAGGATAGACCAAGTAAGCATGGACCATTCACAACAAGACTCTCTTTAATCTGCGCAAGTGAGTTCAAGCGAACATACCCCTGCGCCCGATGTTTGCGAGCATTGCCAACCGCACGACGGTACTTACGCAGAGTAAAAGGTTTCTCCTGCGAATCGGATGTTATACGGTCATTGTAAGGCATTAACCCCTCTCTACACACTCCACGCTTCACCAGCAATTTCATGGCTTCTCGTGGGTACGCTCCGCCCAATCCCTTGATTCTGATTTGTCTGTAGATAAACTCTTCACTCAAATCCATTGGCCCCTTATTCCAGGGTTGTTTGTTCTCCTGAAACTCTTTTGGTGCACATGTAGCGAAAGCAACACAAGCGCCTCTACGCTTCTGATTCTTTATTGGTCCCATTTTACCCATGTAGTTTATCTTTTTTGGTGTGACTACTTTGTACATAATGTCGCTGTAGCTGTAGTCTCTGTCGTCTCTCTTATCTAATTCGCATCCAAGTGTTGGCATGATGTGTTGGTGGTGAATAGTGTACAAATGCTAACGTAGTAGATTCATTTTGTCTAGTACCGCGAGGAATTCGCCTTCACACATCCACTTAAAGTCGTCATGGATGTACAGCATATTTTTCTTTGTGCCTACTACAGATGTCACGGGTATGCCCGCAATCTCTGTTTCTTCCTCTTCTTTAGCCAACTCCGCTCTACATACATCCAGTCCGGAGAGCATGTGCATTTCTTTTTTGGCTGTCTCTTTTCCTAAATGTGCGAATTTCATTATCTGTTCAACTGATAGCTCACCATTGTTTTTGATAAGCTCAATCATAATTTTAGGTCTGGGGTTTGGTGCTGATGAGAGCACTACAGGTACGGCAGCTATAAGATCGTCTTGGTTGATGTGAGTACGTCCACAGATGACTGCATGCCCTCTACAGAGGTTATACATGGTTTGAGCGATTCTGCGTGGTGCCTCGATTGTAGGCTGTACATGCGTGAATGCTTTGCCTCCTGCGTCCTCGCTCCACTCCTTAAAGGTTATGATTTCACCACGGAATTGTCTACTAAACAAGGCAAGTTTACTTATCAACTTTAGCGCTTCCACATCATCTTTGCTCTGTTCCCACTCAACACCCTGGGGGTTCTTTTCCCATAGGTTACGCACAAATGTTTGGGTTGCGTCCCTACACAATGTTTCTTTAACCTTAAAGGAACTCCCCTGTAATTGTGCCAGAAGTTCATCCTCCCCCACCTGCGCAGTGTTTAGATTCAGAAAGAACATCCGGTGTCCAAATCCTCCTGCTACCTTCCACACCCGAAGTGGAAATGGGGTTGAGGCGCCTAAAAAATGAAATACATAATCACCCTTGTATCCACGTTTTCCGTGTACCCCCGTATCGAGTTCAAGACCTTCTCCGTCTAATACGCGTGTCAAAAGACCCAGCCGTTCTCGAAGCCTATCTTCGTTCTCTCCCATTATAGAGGACATTTCCCTAACAATCATCATCTTCCCTTTTACGCGTGGTAAGAGGTCGATTTTCTCTAATTGCTTTTGGGTCTTACCCGCGATACAGGATACGAACGCCGCCGGTGTGAAGTTGTCCGTAGAGTACGTAAGCGTCTCCATTTCATTAAAGAAATTGAGGCATATCGTTTTTCCGGAAGACGGTGCATCTATGAGAATAAGCGCTGTACAGTTGCGTACATCGTGAATAAGTAGCTGCCCCAGCACGCTCATACAGATTTCTGCTGCCATCATCAGCTCTGGGAATTGCTCTTTTATGGATGCGCGCCACTCATTTATCCCCATTTCTGATTCAGCTTTCGTGAGCGTAGGGATGTCCCTGCTCCCGATTACGGGGTTATATGGTAGCCAGCTTACCATGCTCATAAATTTATCGCCTTGCTCATCCATTGTTTAGTGCGGGAATAGATTGGAAAATTTGGTATGCGACTTGGGGGACGATTGAGTTTCCGTAGGCTTTGATAGATTCTTTTCTCCATCGAGGAACGGTAATTCCGTGTAGTTCTCTGGGTAGCCCATCATCCACGCGGCAAAGCCGGGTAGCAGCTTCAAGCCAGTTTTCACTCCATCTTGCCCCTTCGTCGCTCCCATCTCCACAAGACTGTCTACCGTGTCTCTCCCCATCTTTGCTCCCCCCTTCCAGTCTCGTGCCGATGGCGTTGGTATCATCTGGCGAAGCCTCCCTGGGAGGTCGTAACATTCCCCTTTGTAAGCTCTCCCCTGTTGCCCCTTCCAATCTCTTGCCTGTGTAGTGGGCAATAAACCAGATTCTTTCCCGCTTATGTGGGGCTTGGACGCTGCAAGCTGGAATACAAAACGGTTGGACTTCGTATTCATTTTCTTCCAATTCAGAGCACACGCGCTCGAATACCATTCCCTGTTCAATAGAAGTGATACCACGCACATTTTCAGCGACAATCCATGTTGGTCGGACTTCGCAAATAATTCGTAGCATTTCCGGCCAGAGGAAGCGGTTGTCATCTGTGCCTCTTCTTTTACCTGCTGCGGAGAAAGGTTGGCAGGGGAACCCCCCTGTGAGGATGTCGATTTGTCCTCTCCATTCTGTGCCGTCGATGTTGCGGATGTCTTCATATCTAGTGGTGGTAGGGAAATGGTGCTCTAAAACTTGGTTGCAAAAAGGGTCAATTTCTGATTGGAATACGTTTTCCCATCCCATCCAACTGGCTGCTAGATCGAATCCCCCTATGCCACTGAATAGAGACGCGTGATTAACCATGTGGCTTTAAGAGGGGAAGTAGTTCTGGGAATTCTTTTGCTACAGTCTCACGCGAGACAGTTTCACGGATGTGGATTTCGACCACATTACCTTCGGAGTCACGCCGAACGTGCTCGATTTTAGCTTTCGTCATCTGTAGAGGAGGAATCGCATTTAGGACATTTTCCATTTTCGTCGTGCCATAACATGGGGTGCATGAACCAGTCGGTTACATCGTTACCCCATTTAGCAAAGCACTTGTGCCAGTCCAGTATTCCAATATGGATGTCTGGTCGCTTGTCTTTAAACATTGCTATGACCTTTTCTTGGCCAGCCTTGCCCGCATCGTCCATATCGTAGGCTAGGATGATCTTCGCATCGTGCGGGAACCACTCACACCATTCTTCGTTCCAGGTCCCGCACCCGTGCGTAGAACATAGTGCTGTGATACCATGTGACATCAATGCGCAGACGTCCGGTTCGCCCTCGGCCAATACAAATCCATCTGGTTGCTCCGTTAGGTAAGGAAGTGGATATAGAGTTGCCTCCGCTCCAGAGGGGTAAGTCATTCCCTTTGCTTGATCGTCTGGAGCTTCGGGAGGACGCTTTAACTTCAAAAAGACGCACTTTCCATCCTCGTCCAGAATAGGGAAGGTGAGCCAGTAGAAGCCATTAAGCTTGGCAAAGCCAATCTTTAATGTATCAATAATGTCGTCAGCGATGTGTCGCTGATTTAAGTACTCACGCAGCTCTGGGGTCAAAGCGTTGTGATGCGCGGTGATGATGGTCTCGTCGATCATACTATTTAAAAAGGTAATGGCGCATTGTATAAAGAAGGTTCTCGTCTGGGTTCTCCTTTTTGGAGAAGTTGTCGAGGACCCATTGCATATAACCACGGTCAGTGCCCGCGATGGGCTGACCTTTATGCTTACCGAAGCGCCAGGAACGGTAAAGGATTGGTTGAGCGCTGATCTTCTCCATGACTTCAATAGCTGCAAATGTGTCGCAATTCATAGCGTTCATCACTCTCTTGCATAGGTAATCAAACAAGTGGTCCAGTACGATCACATCCCCCATAGCGTCATGTGCCTGGAGATTTTTTGGTTCCTTCTTATACAAGTCCAGTGCGTAACGAAGTATTTGTAGGCTGTGCCCCTCATTGGCGTCTTGCTCCGGGAGCAGCTTGTACGCGACCTTGTACGTGCATACATGTCTTGGGATATACACACCTTCGTTATTCATCATCTTAATATCGAATGACGCGTTATGCGCTATGGCTACAGTCTCATCGTCAAACAACTCTTCTAGCTCTGGAAGGATTGTGGAAAACTCCGGCTTTCCTTCAACGTCTTCGTTTGTCGTGTGGTGCACCGCCATCGCGCCAATCTCTATAGGGATAGGTGGCTTGAACATTCCATTAAACTCTTTTGGTTTTCCACCCTCATATACTTTGTATGCGAGCTGGATAACTCGTGATGAGCCTAGTTCTTTGCCAGTGGTTTCTGTATCGAATAGAACGTATCTCATAAGAACTGGCGGGAAAGTTGTTGTGCGGCCTCCTGGAAATCAACACCATTTATGTGCATTACAAGGTCCATTGTGCTACCCTGGCTAACCCCATTTTGCTCAATTCCGGAGAACCGTTTCCATTTATTGTTTC